CCGTTCACAAGAGCCCAGTTTAGAAACCTTGTTGAGCCGTTCTTGCGTGACGTTCAAGGTCGCCGTGGTATTACAGACTTTAAAGTAGTTTGCGATGAGTCTAATAACACAGCTCAAGTTATCGATACCAACAACTTTGTTGCTGATATCTTTATCAAGCCAGCTCGTGCGATTAACTTCATACAGCTCAACTTTATTGCAACTCGCACCGGAATTTCTTTCGAAGAAGTCGGCGCTTAATAAAGGAGAGAACAAATGACAACATTTAACGTAGAACGTTTTAAATCTGCACTAACCAATGGTGGTGCTCGCCCTAACCAGTTTGCTGTCCAGATGTCGTTTCCGACATATGTAGCAAGTGCACAACTGGCGGTAGCAAGAGCCCCGTTCTTGATCTCAGTAGCTGAGTTACCTGGTCAAACAGTTAATCCTGCTATCGTTCAATATAGAGGTCGCGAGGTAAAATTCGTTGGCGATCGCATCTATGCACCCTTTACTATGACCGTATTAAATGACTCTGAAATGTCTATTCGTACAGCCTTAGAACAATGGATGGGTGGCATGGAAGATTATGCTGGTAAATTTGGCCGCCTCCAACCTTCTGAGTATCAAAGAGATATGCAAGTATTTCAACTTGACCGAAATGGTAATGCATTAAAATCATACAGTATTGTAAATGCATTTCCAGTAGATCTTTCACCTGTAGGATTAGACTTTGGTGCTAATGACCAGATATCTTCTTTTACTGTGACATTCCAATACCAGCATTTTACAGTATCTAATAACCCATTGGGTAGTATTGTAAACTTTGGTGGTATTTTTAATCGTTAATCATTGAAAAATATATAATGGCGCTATCACTATTTGGTTTTACTATTGGTCGAGAAGATAAGCAACCGGATTTAAAAAGTCAATCTTTTATAACTCCGGTTTCTGAAGATGGTACCTCCACGGTTTCGGCCGGGGGGTATTTCGGCACTTACGTTGATATAGATGCTTCAGCTCGCTCGGAGAGTGAGTTGATTTCTCGCTATAGAGACATCTCTACCTATCCAGATGTGGATAATGCTGTAGAAGAAATCGTTACAGAGGCAATTGCCGCTGTAGACAGTGAAGACCCAGTCTATCTAGATTTAGAGAAGCTGGTGCTTTCTGATAGTATAAAGAAGAAAATTCGAGATGAGTTTGACGAAGTTATTTCTTTGTTGGATTTTAAAGACAAAGCACATGACATCTTTAGACGTTGGTACATTGACGGACGTTTGTACTATCAAAAAGTTATTAACCCTGCTGCTCCTAAGCAAGGTATTCAGGAACTAAGATACGTTGATCCTCGTAAAATTAGAAAAGTACGAGAAGTTAAGAAAGATAAGTTACCTTCAGGTGTTGAGGTTATTAAGTCGATAGATGAGTTTTTCATCTATAACGAAAAAGGCTTAAACTACACCGCAGGTACTAATCCTAATAATAACAACGGTATTAAGATTGCAACAGATACCATAACGTTTGTTCCTTCTGGTCTCTTAGATCTAGATAGAAACGTTGTACTGGGTTATCTGAATAAGGCTATTAAGCCTACCAATCAGCTAAAGATGATGGCTGACTCATTGGTTATCTATCGATTGAGTAGAGCACCAGAGAGAAGAATTTTTTATATTGACGTAGGTAACTTACCTAAGTTGAAAGCCGAGCAGTACATGAAAGATATCATGGCCCGGTACCGTAATAAGATCATCTATGACTCTACGACTGGTGAGATCAAGGACGATCGTAAGTTTATGACTATGTTGGAAGATTTCTGGTTACCTAGACGTGAAGGCGGGCGTGGTACAGAGATTACAACATTACCTGGAGGAGAAAACTTAGGTCAGATTGCTGACATTGAGTACTTCCAGAACAAGGTATATCAGTCATTAAATATTCCATTATCTAGATTCCAACAGAATTCTGGATTTAACTTCGGCAGACAGGCTGAAATCTCTAATGATGAGATTAAGTTTGCAAAGTTTATAAGTCGTCTGCGTAGAAAGTTTAACGCATTGTTTGATGATCTGTTAGAGACACAATTGGTATTGAAGGGTATTATTACCCCTGAAGATTGGGATAGTATCAGGTCAAAGATTGACTATAAGTACGCCCAAGATCAGTATTACCAAGAGATGAAGAATGCAGAGAACCTTCGCAATCGGGTTGACGTCCTTAACCAGATGTCACCGTATGTTGGTATCTACTACAGTAAGACGTATATTCGTAAGAATATTCTTAAGCTAACAGATGATGAGATTGAGCAAATAGAAAAAGAAAATCAAACTGACCCGGTTGAGATTCAGCCAGGAATGCCAGGTTCGGAGCAAGCAGCCGCGTTGAGTCGCGAAACTAATGCCGCACCTGGTGGATAAATAATACATAATAAGGAGATCATTATGGATACTACAGAAATTATTAACAAGATGATTGATGATATCATTGATGGAAACAATACAGATGCAAAGGATGGCTTTGAGTCAGCTCTTTCAACTAAATTAACTGACGCAATTGATGCAAGAAAAATTGAGATTGCTCAATCTCTTTACAACCAAGAAGTAGAAGAAGATGAATCTGTTCAATCTGAGGAATAAGTTAGTAGAAAAAACTCTTACCCCTGCTGAAATGAAAAAGCGGGAAGAGGTTGCTAAGGCTATTGAAAAAGATAACCCTGGTATGCCCATGGGAGTAAAGATGGCTATTGCAACTAAGACAGCTAAGAGGGTGGCAGAAGCTCGGGATCCTCGAGAGTACGACTACGAAGGTGATATGGCTAAGTCTCAATTGAGATCCATTATTGCTAATGCACAAACCGTTCATGATATGCTTGAAGATGAAACTAACATTGCTGAATGGGTTCAGAGTAAAATTACTTTGAGTGCCGATTACATGAGTACTGTAAGAGATTACATGCAATCAAATAAAGAAGAATAAAAATGGCAATTTTCAAATACATTTTAAAAAATACCAGACGACAGGCTGCAGCCAAAGTCGTAGCCAATGATGCTAACTCTGCAATTATTACATATACAGATATTAAGTATGCAGATCAAACTATCCCTTTGAATACTGCAGGCAACTTGTTCTGGACTATTTCAGATATTACTTACGATGTAGCATCATCTGCGCAAATTATTAGAAACGGTAACATAGTATTTACCATGAGTGCCGGTCAGGGAACAATTAGTTTATCTAGAGACTTGGGTGTTGTGTTGGATGAACAAGCTCACGCTAACGTTACCATCCAAACTGGTTCAGGTAATAGTTCTGTTATAGTACAGTTTACTAAAGGTCAAGGCTTCAATGATCCTGATCGCCAAATTCTAGAAGATAGGGATCGTTAATGAAACTCATTACAGAAATGAATCAGGATGTAAAATTCCTGACAGAAAAAAAAGAAGACGGTACAAAATCTGTTTACATCGAAGGTATCTTCATGCAAGCAGAAAAACCAAACCGCAATGGGCGTATCTATGGTAGGGGTATTATGGAACGTGAAGTTCAAAAATACCAAGAACTTATCAACGAAAAACGTTCATTAGGTGAGTTAGGACATCCTCCTAACCCTTCTATTAACTTAAATCAAGTATCTCACATGATTACAGGTTTAAAGTTTGAAGGTAATGATATTTACGGTAAAGCTAAAATCTTAGATACCCCAATGGGTAAGATTGCTAAAAACTTTATCGAAGAAGGTGTTAGACTAGGAGTCTCATCTAGAGGTTTAGGATCTGTCAAGCTGAACAAAGAAGGTGTAAATGAAGTTCAAGATGACTTTCATTTAGCTACTGTTGATATTGTTGCTGACCCTTCTGCCCCTGATGCCTTCGTACAAGGTATTATGGAGTCGGCAGATTGGATTCTTGAAAATGGTGTTTGGAAAGCAATACAGGTCGAGCAGGCACAGAACACAATTAGGAAGGCATCTAAAGCAGACCTAAATAAAGTGAAATTACAAGTATTTGAACAGTTCTTACGAACTATCAAGTAATTAATTTATATAAATATAATCGTTAAACATACTCTTAGGAGACCAAGGATGTCAGTAGAGAACAAAATTAAGCAATTGCTAGAACGTGCAAACGGCGCTGGACAATTGGCTGAGGAAACGTCAATTGACGAAGCTTCAGAGACAGTAGTTGCAGATGGCAAGCCCACTGTAAATACAGCAAAAGATACCTCCAAAGCCGGTCAAGGTTCTGGCCAAGGTGATACATCTATGCCCAGACAAGGCTCATCGAAAGATGCAGACATGGAAGAGGTAATGGATGCTACTGGTAAAAACAGTGCTTCTGCCAAAGCTTCTAAAGAAGTAAATCCCTTACCCATGAAGGGTGATGCTAAGTCTGTAAAGACTCAGGCAATGGAGGAGACAGAAGAAGAAGGCGAGACAATCACAGAGGCAGAAACTGTTGATATTAAAGCTCAACTAGATTCTATTTTTGGTGAAGATCTTTCCGAAGAATTCAGAACAAAAGCTACTTCTATTTTTGAAGCCGCCGTTATCGCTCGTGTTAATAACGAGATGGAAATGGTCACTTCTAGACTAGAAGAGCAAACAGCTACTCAATTGGTAGAGTTCAAAGAAGCTCTTGTTGAGAAGGTTGATGGTTATTTGAACTATGTTGTAGAGCAGTATATGGAAGAGAACGAGTTGGCAATAGAGTCCGGCTTGAGAACTGAGATTGCTGAAGACTTTATCCAAGGCATGAAGACATTGTTCAAAGAGCACTTTATCGAAGTGCCAGAAGAAAAATATGACGTTTTAGAAGAGATGCAAACTAAGTCTGAAGTTTTGCAATCAAAACTAGATGAGTCAATTACACAAAGCATTGAGCTTGCCAAGGAATTGAATGCGCTTAAAGCAGCAGCAATTCTTGACGAGCAAACAAAGGATCTTGCCGCAACTGAGGCTGAAAAGCTTAAGAAATTAATTGAGGGTGTAGACTTTGATTCAGAGGATCTGTATCGTGAGAAAGTATCTGTCATTAAGGAAAATTACTTCCCCAAGACATCTAAGCAATCTCCAGAGCAGATGCTCGTTGAAGAAAGTGGAACTAATCCTTCCGCATTCATCGATAACAATAGCATGATGTCCAGATACGTTGATACTCTCTCAAGAACTATCAAAACTCGTTAAATTATAAATAAATAACAATTCCCAACAGAAGGAGAACAGGTAATGTACCTATCAGAAAATATCCAAAAGAAGTGGGGTGCCATTCTCGAGCACGCCGATCTTCCTGAGATCAAAGACAACTACAAGAAGACTGTTACAGCCATTCTTTTAGAGAACCAAGAGAAAGCTCTT